ATGGGGAAAGGGTAAGGCGGCCCACACAGGTGCCCTGCCTTGCTGCAAGAAAGGTGAATAAAAATGACTACTACCAACAGGACCAGCAGAACCAGAAGAAAGAGAAACACCGGAACATTAAATGTCAAGATAAACGCCTGCCAAGAGTGCGGGAACAAAAAGCCCCGGCTTAAAGTTGACAAGAAATTTTTCATCCAGTGTGAAAGCTGTGACAAGGTTTTATATGGCAGCGTACAAGATGGCATATTGGAGCTTGTTAAAAAGTGGAATGCGAGAAATAGCGGGAAATGATTAATGTCAGGAAGGTTAAGGCGGCAGGCTTATGTGATTGCTGTGATAAGAAAAAGGCAACATATGAAGTGTATTGCCGCATATCTTTAGGAAGTTTTTTTTATCCCAAGCACTTACAAAAGCAATCAGATATACCTATGTGAACCATGCCTAAAAAAGCTTTCAGAAAAAATCGCTAAACAGCTACAGAATGAAGGTGATTGAGTGTTTAATGAAGAAAGAATGTTTGCAGACGGTACTATATTATTTGCCGTTTACGACGAGGACGACCCGGAGAAAAAGCCCATATTAAAGCTGGATAGTAAGCGGACAGCTAGGGTTATAACAGCGTTACTTAACGCCGACCGAGAGCAGAAATGTAAATTTTCGCTGGCGTGTATGGACGCTGCTACTAGACTTGATTGTTGTCCAGCCTGTGAAAGTAAGGACGTAGAGCGAGTTATGTATGCGTGTTACCCGCCTATTTTTGAATTAAAGTGTAAAAAATGCGGGTGGCGGTCACGGTAATTTGCATTTTCTGCTGCTAGTCCTCTGCGAATTGTTTTTGCACAGCTCCTTACGATATAATAAATAAAAAGAATCGTAGGGGGCTTTAACATGGCTGAAACTTGGAACAACATCAGATATGTTTTAGATAGATTTTTCAAGGTCGATATATGGGCATATGCCGTAGTGATATGGACATTTGGAAATGAGATTTTCGGGCCGAACTTTTGGGGCGTTGTTATATTAGCGCAGCTGATGATAGTATTCGACACCGTGCTCAAATGGGTATATTTGAGTAAAAAATATATCCACGACACATATCAGCCGAACGACCAGCTAGAAAACATCAGTCTGCGAAAAGCTATACATTACTTTTTTAAGAGTGAAACATGGCAGAAAGGCTACCTAGAAAGCCGGGGCTTTAGCCGCATACTTGAAAAAATGCTGCTTTACAATGCAACAATCATCACAGCCTTTTATGCTGCCAAAGTCATACCGCCCATACATGCATTGGGTATAAATCTAGTCGCTTCCGACATTCTGCCGGGGAGCGTGTCGATGGTTATTTTTATGGTCGAAATGACCAGTATCAACGAGAATCTAGTTGAGCTGGGCTATAGCAGCATAGCTAACGCAGTCAAGCGTGTTCTTGACTATATGTTGGATAGAGTGTTTCCGAAAAGGGGGAATTGATATGCAGATAAGCCGCGAAGATTGCAAGCTGGTGACGCTGACAGACATTGCAGCAGAGGCTAGAGCGTGTTCGGCGCATACCATAACTGGACACTGGACAGCTGGCAGATACAAACAGTATTTTAACGATTATCACCTGCTGATAAATGACGAAGGCGAAATATTAATGCCGAATGGCGTTACATTAGACAGCGTACTTGCGCATACCTATGGTCGCAATACCGGAAATATAGGGGTATCAATGTGCTGCTGTCTGGACGCTATCATTTACCGGGACGGCAGTGTTAACTTTGGCAGTGTGCCGCCAACGTTCGCACAGATTGACGCTATGGCAAAAATCGTCGCCGTTATTACCAAATGCGCACCAAAAATGGCCCCGTTCGGCGTGACTGCGAACACCTTCCGGACGCATAGCGAATGGGCCGAAATGGACGGATACGGCCTGTATAGCGGCGACGCTGATATGCGCTGGGACCTGATAAAGCTGGAAGACCTTGGGTCGGACGAATACACGAAGCCCGGCGGCGACGTTATCCGCGGCAAAGCTATCTGGCATACCTTCAACAATCCGGACGTATATAACCTTGTGCAACCGTGATGAAGAAGAAGGGTGTGTATAACTTGTGGATAGTGTGGATAAAAAAGGCTTTAAGGACTATCTGTATTCTGCTTTGCCTTATCTGCTTACAGCCGCACTCGGCTTCTGCGTCGGCGCCTACGTCACCGGATGGCGGACGGGTGATAACGATAACGCAGGAAGAATTGACGAGCTTACAGCAGATATTCAGCGAATTGAGCAGCAGCAATCAGCTATCGCAGAAACGTTACAGCGAGCTGTTGGCGCTATCGAACGAGCTGAACAGCATAGTGCAAGCATTGCAGAAGGAATCAGCGAGCTTAAAGACCGAGCTGGAAACATCCAAGCAGGAGCAGCAGAAGGCGTTGGAGCAGCAGAAAAAGATGGAAAGCTTATTGAACAAGGCCAACGAATCATTGCAGAAATACAACGCCGAAATGAAGAAGCAGCAGCGGCGGCTAAAAGCTGAAAGAAATATTGCTATTGGCATAGCCACGGCGGCCGTTATCATGGCGGCCTGTAAATAAAATCAAAAGGGAGAATGAAAAAACATGAAAGCATTATCTGTAGAAAACTACCAGACTACCCAAAAAGAAAGCCTGAAAGCTCAAAGCCTAGCTGAATGGTCCGTAAGTGCCTGCATGAATTCGGCGGTAACTATCCTTACCAAACCCGACCGGATAACGGCAGAGGAATTAATTAAAGCACGTGATATGCTGGACAAAGCTATCTTGTCAGCCGTAGAACGTGACGCACTGGCCAAAGTCAATTATAAAATTGCTACCATGATTATAGATATGCCGGATGAACAGGCTTCGGAACAAGCTGTCAAAATGACTGACCCGGAATGTGTAGAAGAAGCAGTAAAAGAACCACAGAAAGAATGCGAATAAGCAAAAGCCCCGGACTTCCGGGGCTTTTTTATGTAAAGTCGAAATAAAAGTGTTGACATTGAACATAGGGGGGTATATAATATAGACATAGAAAGGGTGTGAGCTATGGCAAGAAAAACAACAGTATATTTCTACGAAGGAGGCAAAAAGCGAGTTATGACTAACGTATATAAGAAAGAGTTTTACGTTGGCGGTGAAAAAATCAAAGTTGGCATTTTAAGCACTAATCCAGACGAAACATGGCTTATTAATGAGCTGGATAACATTTTGTGCGAAAAATGCGAGAATATCAACGGTCAACTGATATTGAATAATGAGTTCTTTTCTTTGGCGGTCCGCAAAGTTAAGGAGATTTTAAACTATCAAAACGAAAAAGCGGATAACGAGGAAAACCCGGTGTATTACAAATTTTACAGAGACGGGTACAATGGTGCGATATGGATGGTATGACAACAGTTATAGTATCTGTGATATTATCCGCACTGGCGGCACTCGTCACGTGCGTATTGCTGGCCAGATTTGATGTCAATGGGCGCATGGCCACCCGAAAAAACGGCGGCCAGCAATCTAAAGCCGTCGGGCAAAAGCGGGAACGCTATATATTATACATTCCCCGCAAAGGATACTTTTGTTTCATCGAAGAAGATAACCGCCCGAAGTTCGCCTTGTCGCGCCGCGACGGCATGATAGAACATTTTGAAAGCATGAAAGATGCGATGCTGATTGTCAGCAGGCTGAAAGCGAAACGATATCAGATTTTAGACGTCAAAGGTAACGTGGTAAAGAAAGGTGGATAACATGGCGGCAGAACCTTTTATTCTATGGGGTACGTGTATAACCGTAAGCATAGCCGCCGCTGTGCTTTACTATAAAGTCAGGGGGCGTTAAAATGCTTACGTTTCTTACAGAAAGGCATATCTGCGTTTATAAGCACGATATAGATAATGCCTTGGGAAAGTACAGAAAATATATGGTAGGTGAACCGGAGCTGATGAACGGCGCCATAAATGAATTTGTAAACGCACGTTTTTTTATACAGGCATTCCTTGACCTTGGCGAGATTATGGCAGTAGTTTACTATAGGCCTATCGAGCGTTTTAGCCCGTGGACGCCGTGGGACGTCACTGTGTGGAATAAGAACATGAAAATTGTTGCCGGGATAAGCTGTCTTCCTGCCGCCGCCGAAGTAGAGCGGTTTTTAACAGACGCCATTAAAAAATACGGAAGAAGGGTAAACTATGGAGATAAGCGAAAAAGACATTGAGTATTTAAAATACATGGAGCGGACAGATTTGTTTTATCGCGCCATGCCAAAAGATATAACGGACGAGAAAAATCTTATCTATGGCCAGCTGGTACAGTTTGGCAAAAAACTGTATATTGTAAACTACGAAGACTGGAAAAGGCGGGGAGCGATACCCTTCGGAAGTCCGGCCGGGGCAATGGGTATATACTTCGGTGAGTACGCTATTGAAGTAGACCCGCTGACAGTCCAAAGATATACAGGCGTCTATGCAAAAAACTTAAATTCTGCGCGCATTCCGCTGTTTGTCGGAGACTATATAACTCAAAATATCGAAGGGGAAACATGCTTGTTTCGCATTGAGCTAGATTTATTTGAAGGCGTTTTCAAAGCGGCGGCAAAAGTGCGTCTGCCGCTCCCGCGCAAAGAAATCGAAGATGTGATAATCGTTGGCAACTACTGGGACGACTACGATACATGGGAGCGTAGGCTATGGACAGGGGCAAAATGATATATACCGAATTAAACGGCATTCGTTACGGGAAATCTTATGGCGTGTTTTACAGATATCTGCACAGGCGACTGTGGAACTGGCTCGCCGACACGCACGGACGGAAGTATAAAAAGGACTGGCCAGAATGGGCGATTAATGGCGGCATAGTACCGATGGTTGAAAGCTATTGCTTTGCCTGTGCCGCCACGGATAAATGTAGTAACTGCCCAATTGATTGGAATTATAGGGATGTAGAAGCCATGCTTACGGATATGCCATATTGCTATAAAAAACCTAAATTTAGTTTTAACACTTGTGGCGCATGGATTGCGGCTTATACATATACTGCTGGGATATATGACCTTAAGCCCGGCTACAGCGAACGTATCGCCAGAGCTATAGCCGAAGCACCGATAAAAACCAGCTATCGCGGGCGCATACTCGAATACGATAGCGACTATCTGTCATTGAAAGGAACGTTATAAATTGCGGAATTGTTTAGACTGTTTTAGATTACATAGACATGAAGGAGTAGTTTTCTGCCCGTTTCTGGGCTTGTCAGAGTGCATTTTTGGGGCGCACTACATCCCGGCGGACTGCATAAAGCCAAAGCAGGCAGCGGCAGCAGTCCCCCCCGACGATTCAGGAGAGTCCGGCTGTAAAGGCCGTTGAGCAGGACAATGAAAGAAATTACAACGAGTTCAGGGAGCTTGAAAAAAATCCAGAGTATAAGCCATTTAAAATGCGTACTATATACCCTTGGCGGGAATTGCATGACGAAATATTTAATCTGATTCGGGCAGGCATGATTTATAAAGACGTTGCCGCCAAAGTGGGAGTACCGCCAGAGAACCTGAATGGCTACGTTTCCCGGTATAAAGTAAGAAGCTGATAGAAAAAGCACTGTGAGGATTTCTCACAGTGCTTTATTTGTTTCACGTGAAACATTGCCCGTCAATCGAGCACGTTTCTATGACGCTTGAACTTGTCGTACACGTCCCATATGATACTATCTTCGTCATTTTCGACGACTGAAAGAACGAGGACAGAAAACGGATTATCGTTTGTATAGCGCTTGTGAATGGCGGTGCTGATGATTTGGCTATCATTAGCAAACGCTACGCCTTCTGCGCTATCTGTGATGGCCTTGTACAGATTATCGTTGTCGGGCTTAACTATGGGGTAAGCTGCGAGCTGGTCGACCAGCTCCCGAAACTTTTTTGTTCTGGACGCAGGCACGGACAGGAAGCAATATAAATCAGCCCGAAGCGGCGTTTTCTCCTTGAAGAAACCTGCCTTGCTACATTCTTCTTGAATGCGCAGGGTGCAATATTGGCGGTAGGCCTGCATTTTATTACTATAGCGGCCAATACGTCGGCCGCCGTTAGTCCAAAACTGCGCCGCCCTTTCCTGCGGCATGGCGTTGCCGCCAAGAACGATATAAACACAATCGGAATTTTTTAGTTGTTTCATTTGTGGGAACCTTCTTTTTTTAGTATTCTTCTTCCAGTTCTTTCAGCGCCTGCGGATTAAGCTGAATTTCTTTTTCTATTAAGTGGTCAATCGTGACGTTAAAAACTCTGGCCAGCAGCATGATGTAGTAGACGTTAGTTTTAAGCAGTGACCTTTCCCCGCGCTCGTAACGGTCAAGCGTTGTGGGACTGATTCCGGTCAAGTCATTTAGTTCCGTGCGGCTATAGCCGTATAACTCCCGGTAAAAGGCTATAACGCTGCGGCACTTGGTCAGGCGTTTCGGCTCAATGGTGATATCATATTCCCGCAGCATTTCGGGGATATCATCAACATTGTTGTCTGTTATGGTCAGTGTGCAATCCCGGCGGTTGGTGATAGTCACCAGAACGTTATAGCTGTTGTTTGATACGTTCAGGCGATTAGAATGGGGGATAAATGTAAGCTGCTCATTAATGCGATTCATCAGGCGGGGTATCGGCATATACAGAGTATCAACTAATGAGTGCGCGAATTCGCTTGCTTCGGCAAAGTCCTTGCAGGTGTAGAGCTTGTATACCATACTTCCGGCGGGACGATTAGTAACTACGACGCTGCACCTTGACCCAACATTCAGCAGGTAAGCCCTACAGGGCGGAAAATCCGCCTTTCTGACGCCTTTTATAACGTCGGCGCATGTGTTATAGCCTATACACGCTGAAAAGTCTGACATGGCGGCTAATTGGTCCGCTATAGTCTGGCTATCGGATAGACCGAGCAGGTCGCGCAATTCTCCCGGCTCATATGTTTTACAGTTCATTTTTATCCCCCCCCGGTGCTATCTTCTTCAAGGCCCTTGAACGGATTGAACGAAAAAGCTATCTGGCAGCGGTTTACCTGCGTGTAATCGTCGAGAAACTTCATCTTCCAGCCGAGATACAGGCGGACCCGGAACCACGGGCAGTATTGCTTGCAGTAGTAGAAGGACCACGGGGCGAGAAAGCCGGGAACATAGCTAAACCATTGCTCGTTATTAAGTTCCTTGATTTTCCGCAATACTTTGACCTTTGAAAAGTCTACCGCCCGGCCAGTGACATAGTAGCCAAAACCGTAGGCGTTGTTGCGCATAAGCCACAGCAGGCGGCAGAAATAGCGCTGCACACGTTCTTTTGTGGTGAAGTCGTTATACCAGAGCTGTACGAAGCCGGGACGCATATAGCCGTCGCCTTTCATTTCGTAATGATAAATATAGTGACTGTCGAAGTCATAGCGCAGGAACTTCGGGACGACTTCGAGCACCTGCCAGCGGATATCAAGGGGATTATCATAGGTTTGCCATAGCTTGAACACTTTAGGCAGCTGCCCTTTTTCGTCAGCAAAAATGACGACAAACCAGTTAGTTAAGTAGCATAATACGGTAAAAATCAGGTCAAGGCACACATACAAAAGCCAACTCATTACAAACACCGCCTTTTAAAAGTTATATAACAACATTATAACATGTATAGTTAGAATATTCATAATATCTACTCTTGTGTTATAATGGAACAAATAGACAGATGTTTCACGTGAAACAATAAAGTGGGGTGAAGATGTTGAGAAAGAAAAAAGAAACGCAGCAGATAACGCCGGAAGCCATAGCGGCCGAGCTGGAAAAAGTAAACCTTGACGCTTCGACTCCGGAAGAAGAAAACAACTTCTGGGAAAAATATGAGGAGCAGCAAGAAAAGATAGAAAAACAGCATAGGGGGCGCGTTCGTGTCTCTCAAGAGGATACAAAAAAAGGCGGCTCGCCTAAAGAGGATATAGCGACGGTGACCAAAATCAGACCGGGGTACGTGCGCGTAGCGTCTGACCAAGAGAAAAAATTCTGCCGTGAGTACATGAAGACCTTCAACGCGAAAAAAAGCGCGCTGGCGGCAGGCTATGGCGACACATACGCGGCTAAACGGGCGTATATGATACTGCGGCGCCCGTGGGTACAGACGTATCTTAATGAACTTCGGGAAAAAAGCGAAACGGAAGAAATCGCCGACGCAAACGAGACCCTGTTAAATCTTACCAGACAAATGCGCGGCGAGCTTGTCGAGACTATCGAGACACTAAACTATGCCGCCAGAGGTCAAGGGCCAGATAAAGAATACGTTTTAATAGGTAAGACCGTGCAGCGCCTTAGCCTGCACAGAGCAGGCACGGAAGGAATGGCCAGATATCATAAGCTGTTTAATGAAAAAGCTGTGAACGTCAATATCACGCCGCAGATAGTCGTTGATATTCCGGGGGCGCTTCCGGCGGCAGAGAGTGTACCTATCCAGCCGACCATGAGCGATGAAGAAATGGAGCGCAGAGCTGCGGAACTGGCGGAACAAATGGGAGTGACGGGAGAAGATGAATTATCAGAACCAGACACCGGAGACAAGGCTTAAACAGATAAAGCTGACTGACTGTATAGGTCCTGCGTTTTATGGCCTGTACCACGCAGTAATGCAGCACTCATATACATATTACTGGCTATGCGGCGGCCGTGGCAGTTTCAAGTCGTCGTTTACCGCCATAGTGGCCATACTGCTGCTCATAAATAACCCTGCGGCGCATGTAGCTGTTATCCGGAAAAGAGATAACACGCTCCGAAAAACTGTTTATGAGCAAATGCTGTGGGCTATAGAAAAGCTGGGACTTACTGAATTTTTCATCGCAAGACTATCGCCGCTTGAAATCATTTATAAGCCCACTGGCCAGAAGATTAATTTTTTCGGGCTTAGTGACAGCAACACCTTGAAGTCGATTAAGGTATCCAATGGTTACTATTCCGTGCTATGGTTTGAAGAACTGGCAGAATATGACGGCATGGAAGAAGTAGACAATGCTCGTTTATCGTTCATGCGTGGCGGAGATAAATTCTGGGTGTTCTATACCTACAACCCGCCGCAGTCATTAAGCAGCTGGGTAAACGTCGAGACGCAGAAAAAGACCCCTGAAAAGATAGTACACAAGAGTAACTACCTGTATGGCCCGGCTGAATGGGTAGGGCCGATGATAGTAACGGAAGCGGAAACGCTGCGTAAATTCTCACCCCGCAGGTGGCGGCATGTGTTTTTAGGCGACGTTACCGGGACTGGCGGCGAAGTATTTAATAACTTGGTCCTGCGTGAGATAACGGACGAAGAAATTAAGAGCTTTGGCAATATCAAACGCGGCCTTGACTTTGGTTTTGCTAATGACCCGCTGGCGTACATGACGGGCAACCTAGACGTTGCGCGGCGAACGTTATACATATACAACGAATACTATCAAGTACAATGTCCACTGTGGACGCTTGCAGACCACATAAGGGAAGAAAATCCGGGAAATGAGCTTATAATATCAGATGTAGAGCCCCGAAGCGTTCACACGCTTAGAAGCTATGGTATAAACGTGAGAGCGGCCAAAAAGGGACCCGGAAGCCGTGAGGCCGGATATGACTATTTGAGTAAGGAGCTGCTGCGGATAGTCATAGACCCTAACCGCTGCCCGAATGCTGCCCGTGAGTTTGCTAACTATGAGCTGAAAAAAGACAAAAACGGGAACTTTATAGCAACGTATCCCGACGGCAATGACCATACTATAGACGCTGTAAACTATTTATGCCAAAACAAGGGCGCTTTGCGAATTTCATAATCAGGGGGTAAACAAAGTGAAAAAGAAGCAGTTTAAACCGCTTAATATCCGCAGTACGGAGCTTTTAAACAGAAGCAGAGTAATTAGTCCTACGTCTGTAAATGAGACGCACAGAAAGGCGCTGAACGTCATTAATAGCAGTAATAACAATAACATCTTTATTGAACCGCGACTGGAAGACGTACAGACCATGTTCGGTATTCCGGAAACAATGGGTGCGCCGGACGCAACGGCACAGGCCGCCAACGATGAAGCTATCAGCGCCTGCCATAGCTTGATACTTCACACCATGCGTGTATTGGGCGACAACGTTTATCCGCAGTTTCTAGGCTATGGCTATCTAACGGCGCTGACACAGAACCCACTTATTCGGACAGGCGTAGAGATGATAGCCTCTGAAATGACCGAAAAAGGCTGGAAACTCACCACGGAAAAAGAAGAAAGCCGGGAGAAGATTAAATTTCTTGAGTTGGAGTTAAACCGCCTGAACGTTAAAGATATGTTTTATAAAGCTATCTGCAACAATGGCTATATGGGCGGGTGTCTTGTTGGAATAGACTACGAAGGGGAAAGACCAGAAGACTTAGTAAACGCGATACCGCTTACCGCCGATGGCCTTCTAGGTAAGAAAATCAAAGGCCTGCGCCTGCTGGAAGCCTTCAATATCTCGCCCGGGGAATATGATTCTACTAACCCGATGAGCCAGAATTACTACAATCCGCAGACATGGTTTGTTATGGGCGTACCTATTCACCGCAGCAGGGTATTATACTTTTCGCAAAACGAGCTGCCTACGCTGCTGAAACCTGCTTATAACTTTTTCGGTATTCCACTTGCGCAAAACGTCTTAGATGTAGTTTCTCACTTTACCGAGTGCCGGGAAGCAGAAGCACGTTTGCTTACTAAATTCAGTTTGACCATATTCAAAACAAACCTCAATGCACAAATTCTTTCCGGTGCTGATTGGGCGTCTATAGACCGCCGGCTAAATCATTTTGCCAAAAATCGGAACAATGACGGCGTGCTCCTTATCGACAAGGAAGAGGAAGAAGTAGACGTTAAAATCACAGCTTTATCAGGAGTGCGTGAAATCGTATCGCAGGCGATGGAGTTTGTGGCGGCTATGTTTCAGGAGCCAGCAACTAAACTGTGGGGTATCGCCCCGCAGGGCATGAACGCTACAGGGGAAAGCGACCTTGAAAACCATTACAAGCACATCAGCAGCCAGCAGGAAAGGCAGCTTAGAAAACCGCTTGAACGGTTGGTAAAGATACTGCAACTCATTGAATACGGCGAAATTGATGAAAGTATCAGCGTCGAATTTAATCCACTCTCTGAAAAGAGCGAGGAAGTAATGGCTACGCTTCGACGCACTCAAGCCGAAACTGATAACCTCTATATAGCTATGGGAACATTGGCACCAGAGGAAGTACGCGAGGAGCTTAAAACGCGCGATAACAGCCCTTACAACCATTTTATGGCTAACTTTGATGTAGAAGACACGGAAGAACCAAGCGCAGACTATAGCGAGATGTTAGAGATGTTAAAAACCGTCGCGCCGCCAGAGAATAGCAGTCAGGGGTGAGTAAATGGCCAGACGCAGAAGGACCAGACGAGGGCAGACCTTCCTGCCGCCACACGTCTTTAACGCAGGCATACAGCAAAGCTATGCCCGCGAGATACGCCGCATTATCCGCCCCATGATGAAAACAGCTATCCCCTATGTCTTGAAGAACTACAAGAAATTTCTCAAGGGCGACCAGCTGGCGTATGATATCACCATTGAGGGGCAAGAGGTAAACCTTGACGAGCTTCTGGCGGTGCTGCGGCGGAAATTCCACCAGTACATTATGGACTTCAATCGGGAGCGGGCAGAACGGGCGGCTGTACGCTTTATCAACAAGATTGATAAAACCAACAGGGCGGCTTTAATGGCGGAACTAAAAAGGGTAGGCGTGGCGATTAAATTCACGGTAACACCAGCTTATGAACGCATACTAGAAGAAACTGCCGAACGGAATGTAAACCTTATTAGGACTATTGCCCCGTCATTTTTCGATAAAATCATCAAAAGCGTGTATGAAAGCGCCAAACGTGGCCGGGATATGGCAAGCCTTTATCAAACGCTGCTAGACATTGAAGGTGTTACAGAGCGTAAGGCGCAGCTGATTGCAATGGACCAGACGAACAAGGCCACGCAGGAGCTAGAACTTGCCCAATCCCGGGAGCTGGGTATAAAAACTGGCACATGGGTACATATTCCGGGCGAGAAAACGAGCCGTAAATCACATGAGGAGATGGACGGCAAAGAATTCGACTTGGACGAGGGATTGTTTGACTATGAGGTAGGCAAAAAAGTGAAACCGGGCGAGCTTCCCTACTGCCGCTGCACTTACAGACCAAACATCAGCGAACTGCTCGAAACCTAGTAAATACGTACTACAGGACTTTGAATATACACTTTTTTGCTATAATAAGGGAGAAAAGTATTGAATTTACACGTACTGAAGCAGAAAGCAAATGTAGATTTGGGGTAGACCCACCCCCCGGGGATAGGATTTACACCGTTTAAACTGTGTGCATAATTTACGGATAAAATGCCGTGAAAAGCCGTATAAATACCTCAAAATTATTTATGTAAGTTAAGAGGTGATAAAGTGGAAAAAGATAACAATTTGACCTTCGACGCTGCCCCGTCAGCCC